CAAGCTAGAAGCGTATCAATGTTCTGGCGGAGTATGGACTATTGGTTATGGTCACACTCGTAACGTCCAAGAAGGCGACAAGATCACTAGCAAAGAAGCTGATGCCTTTCTAACTAAAGATATTGAGATGGTTGAGCATCACGTTGATCGCCTGGTTAATGTTCACCTGCTAACAAATGAGTGGGATGCAGTTGTTTCTTGGTGCTTTAATTTGGGTTGTGGAAACCTAAGAGCAAGCACAATGCTTAAAGTTATCAACGCGGGTGAGACTGATAAGGTATCAGAGCAGATTGTTAGATGGGACAAAGCGGGGGGCAAGGTTATTGCAGGATTAACTAGGCGCAGAAAAGCAGAGGCACAACTATTTGATGATGCTGTATACGATCATAAGCCTAAAGAGTCTAAGCCAAAAGCTAAGGCCAAATCTAATGGATAACCACGGAAAAGACTTAATGGACGTAGCGGCTGCATCAACTGGCATTTTATCACTTGCCGCGTGGCTACCACCAACGGCATCTCTATTTACAATTATATGGCTTGGGTTACGAATCTATGAATCCAAGACCGTCCAAGATTTAATTAATAAGAAATGAAGAATGGCAGACAAGGCGAGGGGGGTGGACAGCCACCAATCGTTTTTACTGATGACCAGGTTATTGAGCTGAAGGCTCTAGCGGCTGTATTAACTAAAGGCCAGATCGCTGATTACTTTGGCATTTCAGAGACTACATTAAGAGCAATTGAGGCACGTCAACCCGAAGTAAGTGATGCCTATAAAAAAGGCAGGGTTAAACAGATCAGTGATATGGGTGCTAACCTGGTTAAATTAGCCACAGATGGCAACGTAGCGGCTAATATTTTCTATCTAAAAACTCAGGGTGGATGGAAAGAGGAGCAGCCAGAGGCGCAAGAGATACCCCCAATTAATATTATTGTGGATGGCAATGCGACTAACGCGCCCACAGAGTGAGATATTTTGTAATCCTTCTCGTTTTCGCAACTGCGTCGCAGGGCGTAGATTTGGCAAGACACATTTATCTGTCACAGAACTTCTTAAAGCGGCAACCTCTGGAAAAAATAAGAATTGTTGGTATGTAGCACCAACCTATGGCGCGGCCAAAGAGATTGCTTGGGATATGCTTATTTATACCATCCCTGATGAGTACATTGTTAAGTCAAACGAAAGCGCATTAACGCTAAGATTAATCAACGGCTCTGTGATTAGCCTTAAGGGTGCAGAGAAGCCAAACAATTTAAGAGGTAGGGCATTAGACTTTGTTGTCCTCGATGAGTTTGCTGATATGCGTCCAGAGGCTTGGTTTGAGGTTATACGGCCATCTTTATCGGATAGGCAGGGTTCAGCCCTTTTTATTGGTACGCCAAAGGGACGCAACCACTTCTATGACTTATGGGCTAAAGGCATTGATGGTGCTGATGAGTGGGCAAGTTTTCAATATACGACCTTAGATGGCGGCAACGTATCAGAGAGCGAGATTGACCAAGCACGATCTGATCTGGATGAGCGCACGTTTAACCAAGAATATTGCGCTGAGTTTGTTACTTATGCAGGGCTAATATATTACAGCTTTGAACGCGCCTCCTCAGTTGTTAAGTTTGAGGATAATGGGGGTGTTCTGCACATAGGGTTGGATATGAACATCGACCCAATGAGCGCAGTGGTTGCCATTCGCAAAGGCAACACGCTTATCTGCATTGATGAGATCGTGATCTATGGGTCAAACACTGATGAGATGGCGAAAGAGATACATCAACGCTATCCCAACAGGCAGGTCGTTATTTACCCCGATCCTGCGGCACGACAAAGAAAGACATCAGCCGGGGGTCGCACAGACCTATCCATATTACAAAATGCAGGCTTTGTAACCAAGGCCAAGCAATCCCACCCTGCTGTCCGTGACCGCATTAACGCGGTTAATTCACGGCTCAAGTCAGGCAGTGGGAAACGACATCTGTTTTTTACGGATAAGTGCAAGCAAGCGATTAAATCGCTAGAGCGGCAGACTTACAAGGAAGGGACAAGCCAACCAAACAAAGATGATGGCTATGACCATATGAACGATGCTTTAGGTTATATGACCGAGTACTTATTTCCAGTTAAAACAGATTATAAAATCGAACAGCCTACGCGGTGGACTTAATGGCAGATATTGAATACACAACACCAGAATACGACAATCATAAAGATAGTTGGAAATTTTACCTGCGCTCATACATGGGCGGTCAAGACTATCGTGATGGCTCATACCTGACTAAATACGTCAACGAAGATGCTGACTCATATGATCGTAGAATCGATTTAACTGCTATGGACAATCATTGCAAGAACATTGTCCACATATACAGCAGCTTCCTATGGCGTGTCCCACCGACTCGATCCTTTAACTCATTAGCCAACAACGTCGCCCTTGAGCCGTTCTTAAAAGACTGTGATCTTGATGGTCGCTCACTCAACACCTTTATGCGTGAAGCTCAAGTATGGGCATCAGTGTATGGCAATGTCTGGGTTATGGTGGACAAGCCAAAGAGCAATGCCGGAACAAAGGCCGAAGAACTGGCGCAAGAAATACGTCCTTATTTAACTCTATTTACCCCTGAAAACGTGTTTGATTGGAAGTACGAGCGAACCCCTAGTGGTCGTTTTAAACTCGTCTATCTCAAGGTTAGAGAAAGCATACAGCATGTCTCTGATACAGAGGTGGAGGCTCATTACAAAGTATGGACAGAGGATACGATTGAGTCTTATATATCCTCTAACGGTAAAGAAAAAAAAGTGGATATGATTGACAATCCACTGGGTCGCATCCCGGCTGTGTTTCTTCCCGCGCAACGATCAGTCACTAGAGGCATTGGCATATCAGACCTATCCGATGTGGCTTATATGCAACGAGCAATTTACCAAGAGTTGTCAGAAATCGAGCAGTTGATAAGAATATCTAACCATCCGACTCTGGTTAAGACCTATGGCACAGATGCCAGTGCAGGGGCGGGGGCAGTTATCAATTTACCTGATGACATGGATCAAGGTTTAAAGCCTTATCAAATGCAGCCAAGCGGCTCTAATTTGGACGCTGTACGCGCATCGATAACCGATAAGGTCGAGTCAATTAATAGAATGACCCACATGGGCGCGGTTCGCGGTACTCAAGCAATGACGCAATCTGGTGTGGCAATGCAGACAGAGTTTCAAATGCTGAACGCCAAGCTATCTGAAAAGGCTGACATATTACAACTGGCAGAGGAGCAATTATTTGTGCTGTTTTGTGATTGGCAAGATGTCATCCCCGATGTGGAAATATCCTATCCAGATGCCTTTGATCTAAGAGACTACGATAAGGAGCTAACCTTTTTGCAGCAGATACGCTCAAGCGGTGTTCGCTCAGTCACTTTGATGCAGAACATTGATATGCAGATTGCTGACCTAGTGCTTGATGATGAATTGTTGGCGAAAGCGCACACAGAGATCGAAGGCAATACACAGATACTAGGCCAGTTTGCTGAAACGGATGATGAGACTGAGTTAAGTCTGTAATGTCGGCAGAGAGCGAATACAGCGATCTTCTTGATCGTTTAGCTGACACTCATCAAGCAAGAATAGCCGCAGCACTGCAAGAGTTAGAGGAAAGAATTGCCCAACTGATGGCAACAGCCCCCCTAACTGATGGCAATCTATTTGATCTTGAGTGGGCATTAGCGGCTCGATCAGAAATACGATCTATTATTGATGAGGTGTATTTAGCCGAGGTTCAGGCATCTATTCGTCAGTACAGAAAGGTGTCTGAGTCAGCCCTAGCCATGCTCCAAAACTACGGTGACTTTATTGCAGTTGAGTCATCGGTTATTACCCAGTTACAGCGTTTGTCCTTTCAAGGCTTTGAGGCGATTGCCGCTGAGTATTTAGATATTTTAGCGACTGAAATCTACCAAAGCACACTAACAGGCAGGGCGTTTAACGAGTCTGTTAAGAACCTAAGTCAAAGCATTAACGGCATTTATATCTCATCGGACTCATTAGAGGCTAAGAAATTAGTTGATATTGCGGCCAATGGATCAGCGGCACAAAAGGCGGCAGCGGTTGAGAAGCTACAAACCCTGTATGGCAGAGATGCAACCGGGCGCAACCTAAGACGCTATTCAGTACAGATGATGCAAGACAGCCTCATGCAGTTTGATGCCTCGATCAACACAGCGATAGGCAAAGAATCAGGGGCTGAGAAGTGGAAGTATTACGGCTCAACTATTAGAGACACGCGGCCATTCTGTCGCAAGCATCAGGGTCAAACATTTACAACCGAAGAGATACAAGAAACGTGGTCAGGGTCATGGGCAGGTAAAGCATCCGGTGATCCTTTTATTGTTCGAGGCGGCTACAACTGTCGTCATCATTTCCGACCAGTATTTGAGGAGTAATTCATGCCAAAAGGCAAAGGCACATATGGGTCAAAAGTGGGACGACCCAAGAAAAAGAAAAAGAAATCTAAATAAGAATTTTTAACTACTCGAAAGAGGTTCGTACACATGAGCGATGAAATCATGGCAACAGAAGCTGAGACTGAGACAGCGGCAGTAGAAACTCAGGAAAAGACGTTTACGCAAGCTCAAGTAGACAAAATGATCGCAAGTAGATTGGAGCGACAAACACGCAAGTTTGAAAGCCAGATTGGTGACATTGATTTAGATCAAGCCAGACAGGTTTTAAAAGAGCGTGATGAGTCCAACCTACAGGCTCAAAAAGAGCGCGGTGAGTTTGAAACTATCTTGAAGGACACAGTAAGCAAAAAAGATCAGGAAATAAACGCATACAAGAGCAAGCTACATCAAACACTGGTTGACGGTGCTTTGTTGTCTGCGGCATCTATTAATAATGCGGTTAATCCAGATCAGGTTTCTACTCTGCTCAAGAGTCAAGTTCGCTTGTCAGAGGATGGAACTGTTGAGGTAGTAGATGGCAATAACACCCCTCGATACAACGACAAGGGTGATCTGTTATCTGTTAGTGAAGCGGTATCCGAATTTCTCACTGTCAACCCACACTTTGTGAGGGCATCGGCAGGTGGTTCTGGAAGTCAGGGTAATTCTGGCGGCTCAGTCCAAAAAACAATGTCACATCAAGACATGGTTGACAACTGGAACACGGGTGGCCGAGAGGCATTTGCCGCAACCAAGCGTTAGCCAACTTGATTTAATTTAATGAAACAGACCGCCATTTGGCGGTTTTTTTTCGCCCATACAAAAGGTAATTCATCATGGCAGCAACAACTAGTACAACTCTTGACGATCTCTTTGCGAATATCATCGCACAGGCTCGATTCACCGCTGAACAGCAGTCTCTTATGCTTGGTTTGGTAACTCCTTATAACATCGGTTCAACTCCGGGAAAAACAATCCAAATCCCTAAGTATCCGAGCATTGCGGCCAGTGCTTTAGTTGAAGGCACTGATATGTCAAGCACCACTGTCAGCACTTCATCTGTATCTGTAACCATCGCAGAAGTTGGTGCACAGGTATTGCTAACTGATCTGGCACGTGACGGAAGCGGCAACCCTGCAACTGAGCTAGGAACTGTTCTTGGTTCGGCCATTGCTAAGAAAATGGATCAAGACCTTCTTGCTCTGTTTGATGGGTTCTCGACCTCTCTAGGTGGCGCAGGAACAGAAATTACTGTTGCTGACATCTTCAAGGCTGTTGCAATTCTGCAAAACAACAACGCGCCTGGTTCTATGGCCGCTGTTATTCACCCTTACACTGCTTACCAGTTAAAGGCTAACTTGACTAACACTTTTGCCAACCCTAATGGTGGCGATGCTCAGAACGAAGCAATGCGTAGCAGCTTTGTTGGTTCTTTGGGCGGTGTTGATATTTATCAATCAAGCAACCTAACTGTCGATGGTAACGATGATGTGAAGGGCGCAGTATTCTCTCGCGAAGCATTAGCGATTGCATTGAAGCGCGACTTCCAGATCGAAACTCAGCGCGATGCATCTTTACGTGCCACTGAGCTTAACGCAACTGCCGTTTACGGTGTTGGTGAGCTTGATGACACTTATGGTGTTGAGCTGTTCTTTGACGCAGCAGTTTAAGTAGTAAAGACAAGCCTCATCCTTTCGGGGGTGGGGCTTTTTAATTGGAGCAATTATGGCTTTTTCAACAGATGCAGACTTAATGGGAATTATTCCAGACATTTTAAGTTTTGGCATTGATTCATTTTCAGCAGATCACGCAAAAGCACAAGCAGATATAGAGCGAAAAATTCGTGCAGATTGGTGGGACAAGAGAGGGTTTAGCGGTGAGTTAAACGCATCTTATCTGACCGATTCACAATGGACTCGCGCCAATGCTTATTTAGTCCTGTGGAAATACGCTCTACCTCAGTTGACTAACTGGGTTGATGGTGATCGATTTCAAGGCATGATTGATTTTTACAAGTCTCGTTATGCTGAAGAGATAGAGGCTGTTTTTAAAGATGGCGTTGAGTATGACGATGACAACAACGGCACGATTGATAACGATGAGAAAACACCGATTAACGATGGTCGTTTAGTCCGATGAGCCTAGCGGTCAAGGTTGATATTAAGCCCAAAAACTTTAAGGGCATTGCCAAAAAGCGGCAAGAGGAAATCAAGGCAGGTATTACAAAGGCTTTATATAAAACAGCGGAGCAGGGTCTAGGCATTATACAAGATCGCACTGCTGCGGGTGTTGACATAAATGGTCAACGCTTTAAACCCTACAGCGAGAAGTATGCGTTTTTTAGGGCAAAAAATGGGCGCACTCCGGTCAATGTAGACCTTAACTTTACCGGACAGATGATGGGGAACATGAGCGTCAAGGCTAATAGCAAACGAGCAGTAATTTACTTCCTAAGAGCGAGTGAGGCAAAAAAGGCAGTCCACAACAACAAAGCACGACCTTTCTTTGGCTTTAATCGGCTAGAAGAAAAGCAACTGGCAAAAACATTTGAAAGGTTCTTACCATGAGCGTTAGAGAATCCATTGCAGAAAATATTGTGACAACCATCGGCAATATCATTAGTCCGGTGGACATTAAATATGTCACGCGAGAACCCTTCCAGTTTGACAAGTTATCCAACGCACAATACCCGGCTGTTCTAGTCAGAACGGCTGATGAGAATCGAGAAGATTCAACCATAGGCGGATCGATAGGCAAACGCATGGCAACCATCAACTATGAGTTGGTTTGCTTTGTCAAAGGTGCGCTGATCGATCAGGCAAGAAACAACATCATTGAGGCAATCGAAGAGGGTCTTGATGTAGACAGAACTAGAGGCGGCTTTGCAAAAGATACGCAAATCACTCAAGTGGAAATCGATGAAGGTTCTATTAACCCCATCGGTGGGGTAATTTTAACGGTTCGCGTGATGTACGAATACACGCGTGGCACAACTTAAAGAAGAGGAAAGAACATGGCTACAGTTACAGGGCAATCAGGCGTAGTAAAATTAAACTTATCAGGCCAGACAGAAGCTGTTGTTGGTGAGGTAAAGTCGTTCACAATAGACACTGGTAATAATATTTTAGAAATAACAAAAATTGGAGATACAGGCAGAAAATACACGCCTGGTCTTAACGAGGCAAGTGTTTCTCTTGATTGTTTTTGGGATCAAGCTGATGCACAGCAATTGGTTCTGGATGCAGGGGCAATTATCGATTTTGAAATCTCTCCATCGGGTACTGCTTCAGCGTCAAAGTATTATTCTGGTACTGGAATAGTTGCAAACAAATCAATCAGTGTATCGTTTGATGGTATGGTTGAAGCGACCTTTTCTATTACAGGTGGAACCGTAACTGAAGCGGCTCATTCATAATGGGTCTTGCTAAAGAGTTACGGTCAAGGCGAACGATACCACTGCGCGAGGTAGTGGTTAATGCCTGGTCAGATGAGAATAGCGTTCCATTCAAGCTGTTCTGCGGCAGCATCTCTTGCTATGACCTTAATGAACTGCAAAAGAAACATCCCAACTTTCTTGAGAATACGACAATCGGAGCAATGGTTGATCTGATTCTAATGAAAGCAATGGATGAATCGGGTGATCGGCTGTTTACCTCTGCGGAAGATCGGATTGATC